TGGAAGGATGACCTTTCTAATTACTGGAATACCTTCCAGCAGCAAGTCAAAGTCTGGTGGGCATTGAAGGAAGAGAAGCCAAAGAAGATCAAGAAAACCAAGTAACCAAAAAACAACATGACAAAACTACCATCATCCGATGAGACAGAGAAGGCTCTGCTATCCGCAATCCTACAACACAGCGACATTCTTAACGAGGCCGCTGATACCGCGAGCGACAAGCTCTTCTTTCATCCAGCCCATAAGCGGATATTCTCCGCTGCATTGGATCTTTGGAAGCTTGGCAATGGCTGCGATCTCGTAACTGTTACTGACCTTATGAGCAACATCGGAACTCTTGAGATGTCTGGTGGGGCTGCATTCGTCTCAGAATGCTTCCTATCGCCTTGCGTCCCCTCTATGTGGCGCGAGTACCTTACCATACTCAAAGACAAGCACACGGCTCGTTTGGCGATTGCTGCCGCAGAAAGGAGCATTGCCAGCGCGAATGATCCAGCATCGGCTGGCGAGTTAAGCGAGACAGTCCAAAAGGCACTTGTGGCGGTTGCCGCAGATGCGGAGACATCATCCAGAATTGAGAGCGTTAGGGAGGTGGCTATGGAGCGTCTCAATGAATACGATGAGATGGTCAGGAATCGCGGTAAGCTGATCGGGATTACCAGTGGGTTTGCCCCTCTCGACGCAATGACAGGAGGCTTCCGCAATGGACAGCTAATTGTGATCGGTGCGCCAACCAAGGGAGGCAAGACGGCTATGGCTCTCAATATGGCCATGAGGACTGCCGACATCGGAAATAATCCAGTTGGCATCATATCTCTTGAGATGAGCAAGGGGGAACTGATGGATCGTCTTATCGCTTCCAAGTCGGGGGCTGATCTTTCCTTGCTATCAAGGGCTGGAGATACGGACAAGGGATTGATGGATAAGATCCGTCAGGGAGTCATGCAGATTTCCAAGCTTCCTATTTGGATTCGCGATGAGAGCAGTCTCAACTGCCTTCAGTTGAGAGCCGCTGTAAGACGCATGGTTGCCGTCCATAAAGTCAAGCTCGTGGTCGTGGACTACATCCAATTGCTTGAGCCTACCAATACCAAGGACAGCAGGGAAAGGCAAGTTGCAGAGGCTTCTAGGACGCTTAAAACGCTCGCCAAGGAATGCGGCATCGTCATTCTGGCACTCACTCAACTCAATGCTGATGGGGCATCACGCGAGTCAAGGGCAATCGAACATGATTGCGATTTATTCTTGACAATCTCTCAGGACGAAGGCGAGCAGAGCGATTGGTTCTTGAATATAAAGCTTGCAAGAGCCTGTCCCCGCGCTAGTATTCCTTTGACTTTCAGATCGGAATTCCTCCGATTTGATGAGCGGTAAACCAAAACAAAAAACAAAATGGCAACATTCGATAACACCAATCGCGGAGCAGCATTCCGCAAGGACAATGTAAATCCCAAGGCTCCAAAGTGGAGCGGCCCCCTCAATGTGGAAGGCAAGGATTACGAGGTCAGCATTTGGGAGAAGACTTCCAAGAACAATGATGTGTTCCTTTCCCTTTCGGTCAAGGAGCCATTCAAGAAGGGCGAAGGCTTCAAGCCCAAGCAGAATAGCTATAAGGCTCCTGTCCAGAACGACGAGGATATTCCTTTCTAAAAAGACTTCCCCCCGCCCCCCCCGAAGAAGCCCCTGTCTGGTTGTCATGTACCAGATGGGGGTTTTCTTTTGCGGCAAAAATAATTGAAAATAAGTCTTGATCGAAATCCAAAAACTGATTGAATGACCTCAAGCGGATCAACCAACCGCATTAAAACAAGATGAACTACCACACCATGTCATACCTCGCGGCAGTCGCCGCTCTCACTGGAAACCTTCCAGCTTACGATGTTCCGATCTATCGGGATGCGCCAACCATGCGCCACACCATTGTTATTGTGGAGCCTCGCAGGGAAGCCCCCGTTGAGACTTCCTATAGCTCCATGATGCGTCATTACTATGACAGCGTGTGGGAGACCCGCCGTCCTTGCACCCCACTTATTATCGAACGATGAATACCTTTGTAATCATATTTGGATCAGTCGGGTTACTAGGTGCATACATTCTTGGACTATGGCTATACGGAATCCATATTCGCCAAATCCAGCTAGAAGAGCTTGCTGATCTGTTCCGCAGGGATCAAGAGAAGTTCAATCTGTTTTTCTACAACATTGCAATCAAAATGACTAAGCGAGAGATCGCACAACAACAGAATGAAGATGTATAACACTGACAGCGACGAATACATTGATATGCTGGCAGGGCAAACCAAACGCCTGACGGAATACAAGGACGCACTTGAAACTCAGGTTTCATTCTTTGTTGACATCCTCCATCAAGTCAATACCCTCAACTCTCTTGGAAAAACCAAGGAAATCGCAGACATCATAGCCAACTCAGTAAAATACAAATGAAAAACAAAAAGTCACAATCACTCCGCATCATTGGATATATGAATAGCGGTCGCGGTATCACCTCCATGCAAGCTCTCGACAAGTTCGGGTGCTTCCGTCTCGCATCACGCATCCATGAGTTGCGTAAGATGGGTTACAGGATCACTAAAACCAATGTGATCAGAAACAAGAAGCAAGTAGCTCAATACAGCCTTAACTAATTATGAGTCTCATTATCTTACCTCCGTCCGTTGACGAGAAATCAGTTCGCGTTCCTATGGAGTTTCCATTGCGAGCGCAGGACGATAGCGTTGTTGATGCTAATGACCGATGCGTTCTTACGATTGATGATTCAGTCGAGATCGCAGAGTCGTTAAAGTTCTCAAAGCTATTCGCTAAAGCCCCCGATATGTGGCAGTTGCTTGGTGATTGCTATATCGTCCTGTCTGCCGTTGCTCGCTCTTCTGGAGTCAATCACGGCTCGCCAGAGGAGCAAGACAAGCAGGATTGCATCCTTTGCCGTTGTGAGGCGTTACTGGAGGCTCTTAAGTGAGCCGAAAGTTTGCCAACTATGTCCCTCATAATAAGTTCATTCACATTGATACCAAGGGAGACAATTATGAAAACTACCTCAGGAACCTATCTAACACTGTTAGCGTGGCTTGCGATAGGTTCTTTGAACGCAGGGGGATTGTGTCTGTTAATCCATTCACACCAAAAGGAACGGAAGCAGAAAAGAATGCTAGAGCTGCCGATGCCATGAAGATGGCTTGGAAGATAGCTAAAGACGAAATAAAAAACTAATTAATAGCTGCCAGTGGTTGAGAAACAACAAGCGTTGTGGATCTGACGAGCCGCTGGCGGCACCCCCTTTCATGACAACCGACACACAAATCCCACAAATACAATCTGCCTATCTAAACATTTCGACAGCGGTTTCGGACATTGAAAGCGCACTCGACGCATGGGAGAGTGAGAAATGGGATGAGGCGGTCATGAGTATTGACCTAGCCCTAGAGCAACTTCAATCAGCAAAATATAAAATTCAAAACCATAAACAAAAATGAAAAACACCGACACACCGCGAACCGATGCCTCTATTTGGAAGCTAACTAAATTTGATTCCGCCTTGCTGGAGCATGATGGGGAAACTCTAAATGAGATTCATTGTGCCTCGCATGATGAGGCTGAATGCTTGGTTGATCTGTTGAACAGAAAATCAGAAGAACTCGCCGTATCCCAAGCCGAGGTCGAGAGGCTGAAGAACGGATTCCAAGGCTCATGCTATTGCTGTGAGCCAGTGGGAGAAATGAACCAGAAGCTACAGGCCGAGGTCGAGAAACTCAAAACGGAGCAGTGGTTTACGGAGGAGACGATGAGCAAGGAAATCGCCACGCTTAAGGAGGCGTTAGAAGAACTCTCTGAGTCTAATATCGTACTTCTCTGTGATGTGAGAGAATATCGCAAGCGAGCAGAAACATTGCGACCATTACTTAACCGAGCCGTTATCATTGCTGAAATGTTTCAGCAAGTAAAGGCCCTGCATCATCATTGCAACTGCGCGATGTGCCAAAAGCTTGCCGAACTTAAGGAGGAAATCAAATGAAATGCAAAAAATGCAACGGAGAAGGCTGGTATAAGTACGATCATAACCACTCCACTATCTGCAACCAATGTTGCACCCACGACCAAGGCTGGTGGGATCTTTCTAAAGAACATCATGGAAGCTCCTATATTGATGGTGGAGATAACGGATGTTGCCGTAATGGATGTGGAACCATGAGGCGAGACATTGTAAAACCCAATCGTCCTGCCTAAAAAGGCCCATTCGTCCTGCCTAATTGGGGGGCGCGGCGAGCCGAAGGCGAGCCAAGATGCGGTGATTAGCGACCAAGGGGAGCGATGCCAAACGAGCGAAGCGAGTGACTGATTCTGGTGCAGCAACAAAAAAAGGGAGCCTGGGCGTTAGCCCAAGCCCCCTTTCGGTTATTTATCTAGGTATTCAGTTAGCCATGCTAGGCCGATTGCTACCAGTATTGCAATGATTTGCTCTTTAAGTGTGTGGCTAAGCACGCCCCTCCTTGTTTGGATATTGCATGTCGTTGTATTCGTGTAACCCAGCGTCATATCCTATTTTATACAGCAAGTGTTTATTTCTGCGTTCTGATGAATATGGATTTTCATTAATTCCATGATCATATCCGTCTAGGAATCCTTTGCAATATGCTCTACTCCGAGCATGAATTGATGGATCGCATTGTTCTTTAGTTGTCATATCGGCCTGTATTTCCTCGGCGGTTCTTGCCCCCATTATGGCGGCTCCCGCCCCCCATGCGGTTTCAAGGAATGTCTGCCATTCTTCGGGGGTGGGTGTCGTTGTGGTGGTCATGGTGATATCTAGTTATTACTGGGCATCAAACCCATAATTGTGCATATCTTCTGCCTGTTGCAATAACGCAAGCTCTTGCTCGTCATCGGATGGGAGCTTTAACGCTGCTTGTTCTGCTGCTTCTTCTTCGGAAAGCCAAGCTGCGCGATTGGTTAGTGCTGGCGATGGGTACGGCGCATAAGGCGAGTAATACCCATGCGTGTTGGCTCCTTCTTTGCGTTTCCGCATTGGGGAGTTGTCCCATGATTTGCCAAGGCTCTTGCTGGCAAACCCCATCTGCTTCTGGCTGGCTGCACCATGCTCCCACTCGGACAACTCTGGATCTTGTCCAGTTGCTCCGAACTCCATCCAAGTCCAAACCGCGAGAGGATAAGCGTCAACATCCTTACAGCCCCATGCATCGGCGATTGCCTCAACGATGGCTGTGGTTGTGCCGAATATCCAGCGGTTCTTTTTGGTGATGCCAGCGTACAGACTAGCCTTATCAT